GCAGGTGTACGAAGCCAAGTGGCGGGTCGTGGCGCACACGTAGCTTTGCTTGATGACGTTATGTCTGAAGAAGATGCTATTTCAGAAGCAGGTCGTAGGTATATTAAGGAATGGTATCCTGCAGGTCTAAGAACTCGTATCATGCCTAATGGTGCAATTATTATTATTAATACTAGATACCACTATGATGACCTTTGTGGTTGGCTTCTTAAACAGGAAGCAGCAGTAGAACAAAATAAATATCCTTGGGAAGTAATTAGTATTCCTGCTTGGCTTAATGAAGAAGCAGCAGAGTTATTAGGATTACCAGTAGGTGGTTCTTACTTTCCTGAATGGAAACCAGATGAGTTATTAAAAATTGACGAGCAAGAAATTAGAGCATCTAATGGTAGTAGATATTGGAATGCTTTATATATGCAAGACCCTAGTCCTGATGATGGTGGTATTATTAAAAAGAAATGGATACAATCTTGGGATTACGATGAACCACCACCATGTGACTTTATAATACAAACATATGATACTGCTTTTAGTACGGCTCGTACCGCTGACTATAGTGTAATACAAACTTGGGGTATATTCTATACATTTGAAAATAACGAATATGGTGTAGAAGAAAGTCAAAGTAATATTATATTATTAGGTAATACTAAAGGTAGATTTGAATATCCAGAACTAAGACGTAAGGCACAAGAACTTTATGCAGACTTTAGACCAGATGTATGTATTATAGAAAAGAAAGCTTCTGGTCAGTCTTTGATTCAAGATATGAGAAGGGCTGGTCTTCCTGTCTTAGATTATTTACCTGATAGGGATAAGGTAGCTAGGGTATATGCAGCTACACCAATGATGGAAGCTGGTCGTGTCTGGTTGCCTTCAGATAGAACATGGTCAGATGATTTATTTTCTGAGTGTATGTCTTTTCCAAATGGCGCACATGATGACCAAGTAGATTGCATGACTATGGCTATTCACTATATGAAAGACAGTTGGAATCTTATACACCCAGAAGACCCTAATTGGGAAGACGATGTTAATCCAAGAAGACAAAAGAGGGTTGCATATTGGAGAACTTAAAGATATAATATAAAAATCGTAGTTTAACTGGTAGGAAAGAAAATGGCTATTGAAAAAAATCCCAATGATATTATGCAGCAAAACATGGATAATGTCATTCAATTAAATATAAATCAAGAATCAGACGATGACGTAGGATTTGAAGTTGACCCTGAGACAGGAGAGATAGAAGTATCTTTTGCTCCTGATGCTGATATGTTTGGTATGGAAGTAGAGGTTGAGTATGACGAAAGCGGCTTCTATGATAATCTAGCGGAACAACTTGATGAAGATACTCTTACGTCTATTGGTGAAGAAGTTTACGAAAAATATGAAGCAGATAAAGCCTCACGTTCAGAATGGGAATCCATGTTTGAGCGTGGGTTTGATTTGCTTGGTCTGAAGTTAGAGGAAACAACAGAACCGTTTGAAGGTGCAGCAACTGCTGTACACCCACTGCTTATTGAATCTGCAGTGAAATTTCAGTCACGTGCATCCCAAGAACTCTTTCCTTCCAGTGGTCCAGTCAAAACCCAAGTTCTTGGCGATGCTACCGTGGAGCGTCAACGGCAAGGTAACCGCGTACAAAACTTTATGAACTATCAATTGACAGAGCAAATGCCTGAATACTTTGATGAGTTCGAGCGTATGCTGTTTCACCTTCCGTTGATTGGCTCTGCATTTAAAAAAGTTTATTATGATGCGTCAATAGACCGCCCTGTCAGTGAGTTTGTTCCTATTGACCAGTTCTATGTGTCTTACTATGCTACAGACCTAAGACGTGCAGATAGATATACTCATGTACTATATCGTAGTCCTATGGAAATTGCCAAGCAAATGGCAGCAGGTATGTATGCAGACATTGATATGCCAGATGCGTATCACCCAGAGCAATCTGCACTAACAGAAAAAATGGATACTGTTCTTGGTCTGTCTCCTTCCTCAGACCTTGACCCTCAGTATGTATTGCTTGAGCAGCATTGCTATCTTGAAATTGAAGATTATGAAACAGCTTGTCCTTATATTGTAACTATTGAAGAAAGTTCACGTAAGGTATTGTCTATTCGCCGTAACTGGAAAGAAGAAGACAAAACAAAACAAAAGAAAATGTTCTTTACACATTACCGTTTTGTTCCGGGCTTTGGTTTCTATGGTCTTGGTCTTATTCACTTCCTTGGTAACCTTACTATGTCTGCTACTGCAGCAATGCGTAGCCTTATTGACGCTGGTCAGTTTGCTAACCTTCCCGGTGGCTTTAAAGCTAAAGGTGTTCGTGTTGTTGGAGACAATGACCCAATTGCTCCGGGCGAGTTTAAAGAAGTTGAAGCTACAGGTATGGACTTGTCTAAGTCTATTGTACCTCTTCCATATAAAGAACCATCAGCTACATTGTTCCAGATGATGCAGTTTACTGCTGCGGCTGGTCAAAAGTTTGCTGATACAACTGAACAGGTTATTACTGAAGGGTCAAACTATGGTCCTGTCGGTACAACTATGGCTTTGCTTGAAGCATCAAGTAAGTTCTTTAGTGCAATCCATAAACGACTACATAAGTCACAACGTGATGAATTTAAAATCTTGGCTCGTATTAACTACGAAAGCCTACCTAATGAATACCCCTACGATGTTCCCGGTGTAACAGAAACTATTTTCCGTCAAGACTTTGATGGTCGTGTAGATGTTATTCCTGTCAGTGACCCCAACATTCCTTCTAGCGCACATCGTTTGATGATGACACAGATGGCAATGCAGTTGGCACAGACTTCTCCACCGGGTATGTTTAATATGGAAGAACTAAACCGTACTCTATTGAATGCGGCTAACATTCCTAACTTGGATAAAATACTTCCTGATAAACCACAAGCACAGCCTCTTGACCCTGTTACAGATATTGAAGCTGCAACTAAAGGTTTGCCTATCAAAGCTTTTGCTGGGCAAAACCATGATGCTCATATTCAAATTAAACAAATGTTCTTACAAGACCCTATGAATGGTGGCAATCCAATTATGCAACGTATTGCTCCTGTGCTACAGGCTAATATTCAAGAACACGTGGTAATGAAATATGAAGAACAGGTAAATGGTTTGACACGTCAAATGATGGCAGAAGCACCTCCGGGTGACCCTAACTCTCAGAACCCTCTTGTTATTGAACAAGTAATGGTAGCTGCTGCACAACAAATAATGGCTGCAAACCAAGCTGCTATGCAGCAAGGTCCTTCACCTGAACAAGCAATGGTTCAGATGGAAGGTAAACGTCTTGAAATTGAACAACAAAAGGTACAAGCACAACTAGCTAAAGAATCTGTAGAGGGAGCGTTAAAGCAACGTGACCTTGACCTTAAAGAGCAAAAACTTGCACTAGATGCGTATAAAGTGGGAGCAGAGAATACTCTGAAAGCGGATGAAAAAGAGAAAGATAGAAATACAAAAACGGCAATCAAAGCTGTTGAAGTCCTTGCAGACCTCATCAAACAAGACAAAGGTTTTAAAAACTCCGAAACGCTTAAAGCGGCAGACATGATTACTAAGTTAATATCTGATGCCAAGAAAGGCAAGTAATGCTTTGGGAAGAAATAGATAAGCATTTACAAAAAGAAATTGATTTATTAAAAAATTCACTTGCATCTGGAGCCGCTTCAGACTATGCTTCGTATATGAACTCTGTTGGGCGTATTTCAGGATTGGAATATGCCAAAGCAGAAGTTAAAAATATAGTAAATAAAATGATATACGAAGACGAAGAGGAGTAACAATGCAACAAGTCTCTATGGGAAAATCAATTCTTAATGATGCATGGAATACAAATGAGGAAGTACCTGACCCAGAGGTTCTTCCTATTATACCGGGTTACCATATTTTAGTACGGCCTGTTTCTGTTAAGTCAGAAACTAAAGGTGGTATTATTTTACCCGATTCTACTAAAGAAGATATTGCTTACTTAACAACTGTAGGTAAGGTTCTTCGTGTAGGTAAGGATGCCTATCAAGATGCTAACCGTTATCCTAATGGTGCTTGGTGTCAAGAAGGTGACTATGTTTGTTATGGTAAACATTCTGGTCAAAAATTTATGTATAAAGGTGTACGTATGATTCTTTTGCTTGATGACCAAATTAGTATGGTTGTACAAGACCCTAAAGAATTAGACACTACTTATAACCTTTCTCATTAAAAAAATAGGTTAAGCTATTGTGAACTTAAACACAATAGAGTATTATAATATTTATTGCGTAACTCGTCATATCGCAACTGACGTAAAAGGAGAAATAAATGTCTGATGATTGGACAACGGTAAGTGCTTCCAAAGCCGTAAAAGAGGAAGATAAGGTTGAGTTTGAAATTGAAGGTCAAGAAGAACAAGCGCAGGTAAATGAACCTATTCAGGTTTCAAAAGAAGGTGATGAGCCTCAAGAAGTTGAAACAAAGACTGAGGCTCAAGAAGATTCTTCAAAAGGAGAAGAGCAACAATCTGGCGCACAGAAACGAATCCGTCAACTCGTAAAGCAAAAGAAAGAACGAGAAGAACAGATTCAACAGTTGGTGCAACGTCAACAAGAACTTGAAGAACGATTAAAGGCTCAACAGCAAGAATTAAAAACTTCATTAGAAAAAAGTTTTGAATCTGCTGAAGAACAAATTAATAGCCGTATTGCAATGGCTAAAGATGCATATAGACAAGCGTTGGAATCAGGAGATACTGACCGCATTGTGACAGCACAAGAAGCTTTGAGTAATGCTCAGTCAGATGCTTCTACTCTTAAAATTGCAAGGCGGTATGAACAACCTAAACAAGAACAGGTTGTACAGCAGCAAGTCCAACAACCACAACAGTCTGCACAATATGATAGAATGGCAGTTGAGTGGGCAGGACGAAATCCGTGGTTTGGTCAAGACAATGTAATGACCACTCTTGCCCTAGAGGTAGATGCGGAATTAAAAGCGGAAGGCTATGACCCTTCTGATGAAGATTTTTACCAAGAGATTGATTCTCGTTTGAAAGCTAAATTTCCACAACGATTTAGTACACAACAGGAACCAACTCAAGAACGACAGCAGGAAACGTCAAATCCTGCCCAAGTGGTCGGTGGAGCATCACGCACTTCATCAGCCGCACAGTCTGGCAAAAAAGTACGTCTTACTAAAGAAGACATTCGACTTGCTGAGAAGTGGGGTATACCCTTGGAACAGTACGCAGCAGAAAAGCTAAAGGTTGAGAAAGCCGATGGCGAATACACTTCAGTACAATTTTAAATAGCGTGGAGGAAATTAAAATGGCACGTAATACAACAATGTCACGTAGTGCAGAGTCTCGTGAACTCAATACAAGGGAACAATTTGAAGAATATCAAGAACCTAATATGCTTGATATTCCAGAAGAAACCGAAAACCGTTTTGCAAATGAGGGGATGACCCTACGTTGGATTCGTATTAATCTTCGTGGGCAAGACGATTACAAAAATGTAGGCCGGAAAATTCAAGAAGGTTGGCAGTTTGTTACGGTAGATGAAGTTCCAGAGATGCAGCACACTTCTTTCGTGAGAGAAGGTGGACGATATGAGGGTACAGTCTGTCGTGGAGACTTGGCTCTGGCGAAAATGCCTACGGCAAAAGCGCAAAGTCGTCAACGGTACTATGAGAATAAGAGTAAAGAAATGGTTGATGCAGTTAATCAACAATTGATGGGTTCAAATGATTCTCGTATGCCAATTCGTAATACAAGTAAATCAAGTGTTACTAAAGGCCGCGCTGCAAAGTTTCAATCGTAGCTTTTAGTAAGTGCAATTTTAAATAGGGAGAAATCAAATGACTGCAACTTTAGCGTTGTCTGGCTTCCGTCCTTCTCGTAAACGTGGTAATACCCCAAACAATCAGGGTCAAAGTGAATACCCTATTGCTTCAGGTTACGCTGCTAACATTTTTACAGGCGATTTGGTCCGTATTAATGCAGGGAATTTGGAAGTTATCACTACTGTAACTGAAGTGGTCCAAGGTGTATTCATGGGCTGTCGTTATGTTGCTAACGGTGAACAAAAATTTAGTAAGTATTGGCCTTCAGGAACATCTGCAACTAATGCATATGCTCTTGTAGCTGATGATTCACGTACCGTGTTTGAAGTACAAGCAGATGCATCTGTAACTGCTGGTGACCTTCACGGTTCACAAAACTTTGCTGTAACACTGGGTTCAGGCTCAACCTTCACAGGTATGTCTGGTCACGGTATTGAAGCAGCAACTCGTACAACTGGTATTGCTATGTGCCGTACTCTGGATTCAGTCGATGAGCCGGGGAACGATGTAGCTGTAGCTGCTGAGAACGCCTATCTGAAGTTGAATGTACAACTCATTCAGCATACAGATAACTTCTTGACTGCTACTGTTTCTGCACCTGCAACCATTACTGCGTACCTGTTAGGTTAAGGGAGATTAAATAATGGCGATTAATAGAGCAAGTATTGCAAAAGAACTTCTCCCCGGTCTTAATGCCGTATTCGGTATGGAGTATGGAGAAGTTGCTGATGAACACGCACCACTGTTTGAGACAGAAAACTCAGACCGTGCGTTTGAAGAAGAAGTATTGTTCTCAGGCTTCGGGTCTGCACCTACTAAAGGTGAAGGCGCAGCCGTAGCTTATGACGATGCTCAAGAAAGTTACACTGCTCGTTATACACACGAGACTATTGCACTGGCATTTGCAGTGACAGAAGAGGCTATGGAAGATAACCTCTATGACACATTCGCAAAGCTTCGCGCACGTGGTCTTGCTCGTGCAATGGCGAACACCAAACAAGTTAAAGCTGCTGACGTATTTAACAACGGCTTCAGCGCATCTTACGTTGGTGGTGATGGTGTAGCTCTGTTCTCTGCCTCGCACCCAACTACTGGTGCAGGTAATCAGTCTAACTACATTGGTGCAACTGATTTGTCAGAAGCTTCACTTGAAGCTGCATTGATTTCAATATCAAAAGCTAAAGATGACCGTGGCATCTTGATTGGCCTTCAGGCTAAATCACTGCACGTTCCTTCAGACTTGGCTTTCACTGCTGACCAAATCTTGAACAGCACACTTACAACAACTAATGCTACTTTTGGTACTGATGGTATCAGCAACCAGAACAACATTAACTCAATCCGTAATCAGGGTCTTGTACCGGGTGGTTTCTACGTAAACCGCCGCTTTACAGATACTGACGCTTGGTTCCTAAAAACCGATTGTCCAAACGGTGCGAAGATGTTTGTACGTGCGCCTCTTCAAACAAAGATGGAACCTGACTTTGACACTGGTAACCTCCGCTTTAAAGCACGTGAGCGTTACTCATTTGGCTGGTCAGACTGGCGTAGCTTCTTTGGAGCCGATGGTGCTTAATTAGCACTATCTACAAAAACTTAAAAAAAGAAGAGGGATACTATTTCGTATTCCTCTTTTTTTATGTATAATAGTAATAGTCAAAACTTATAACTAACTAATCAACAAACATATGGAGTTAAGATGGCTAGTAACATTCGACAAGGTTTCGTAACAGGTAGCGGTGCTATACTGGATACAACAACAAATACTACAGTTGCAGACACACGTAT